TGTTAGCATGGGGTAATAGTTGAGTTTTATTGTGTTATTTTTATCACTCAGCTACCAACACAGTTGTCTATTAGGTTCAACCTCAGTCGAACGGTCTAGGCCGGAAGTTAGTCTTTTGTTATAAAATTAGGGACTCCCTCCTAATGAGCATAGTCAGACCATAGGCCGGAGGGAGTAAGTGACTCCAAAGGGTGCGCTTCAGGGAGAGGCGTTCGGAGTCTATAGTTTAATGTTTAGCCCTGTTGTAATGTACAGTAGTGATGTGGAGATTTCGCTTATTCTCATTCATAGGATTTCCATCCTTATGATCTACATCTTTACCCTTAACAGCAGCTTTACCATATTTCTGTATCATCAGCCTACGGGCTTTGTTCCTTGAGGCTCTTGCGGCCTTCTGCTTAGGACTAGCCTCGTAAGCTTTATCGTATGTGTAATCTCTAGCCATCTAGTCCTTACAGGATATTCGAACGGCCAAGCTTAGCTTCTACCTTAGCACGATATGCAGGATCAACTCTATAACGTGGATCAGCCATATCTTTCTGCATCTGTGCTACACTCTGATAAGCTGAGGTATCACCACCTCTAGCAGAGCCACCATAGGTTTTAGTAGGTTCACGACCACGAGCAGCTTCGTACTGCGCCTTCAAGCCCTTGATAGCGAGGTTAGCAACATTGCGATCCCTACCATCTACAGCGTTATTGAAAGCTACAGCTTCAGCTTCACTCAGGTTATTTCCAGCCCAATCAACCATAGACCAGTAGCTATCTTCACCACCAGCTACAGCGAAAGCGGACTGGCGAACCAGCTCTATTTTAGCAGCTTGACCTTCCGCAAAGGCATCAACGTATTCCTTAGGAATGCCTACCTTCTGAAGTGCTTCATAGTCGGCATCGTCAAGTGCACCCTTCTCATTCCATTTGTTAGAGAGGGCGTTAAGATCAAGGCCAGCTTTGTCAGTTACTTCCTTAGCCTGTTCTTCCTCACTCTTACCTTCAGTGTTACCTTCAGTGTTATCCTCGTTGTCGGAGGGCAGTTCAGATGACTTATCAATAGGTGGAGCTTCAGGGTTAACAGGAGGTTTAACTTCAGGTGCATCAGCTTTTGGCTTGTTAGCACTCTGTTGACCTAGTTTCTTCTGTAGCTCTACATAGGCTTTCTCAAGGTCAGCCTGTGTTTCAAACTTGCCAAGAATCTTTTGAGCAGACTCTTTAGCAGTCTGTGTAGTAGAAGTAGAATCAAGGTTCTCAGGGTTAATTCCCATTGAACGGGCGGTTTCTTCCAAGGTAGGGGCTACGTTATCATTAGCCTTATTCACAATTACAGTATCAACCATTTACTTAGTTTTGTCCTTGCGTCTGTGGTGGGCCTGAATTACTAGGTTGTCCACCTTGCGCTTGCATTGAGGCTAGTGAATGGTCACTAAGAGCCTTTACTATAGCAGGAGCAGCCTTGCCAGCCATGTCAGACATTTGCTGACCTTGTTGAGCTTGCTGAGCCTGTTGTTGTTCTTGTTGCATATCCTGTGCCGTCTTAATCAATCCAGCAGGATCAATCATCATAGCAGTAGCAACACGAGTAGCTAGTTCATTATAGTTGACAATCTGTTGGGCGGCTGGCCCGAGTTGTTGTAGGAACTGGCCGAACTGCATCAGAGTTGTTAGATCATGTCCACGACCGAGGGCTTCTAAACCTGTAACGATAACAGGACGAACAATTCCCTTAGGAAGTTCTGGTAGACGCTTCTGCCTTGTCATACGATCCATAACACGGATAACAAGGGGTAGCTGTAGCTCTTGACTGAGTACAGAGTAGACACCACCTAAGGTATCTTCCAAGTCACTCGCCATAATCCTAATTTCTTCAGCAGTTACTCGCTCACCATTACGTTGAATGGCAGAGGTCATCATAAAGGCATAGGACAGGCGTGTGGTAATAGCTTCTACTGCTTTATAGGCAATCTGTAGGTCAGCTTGTTTCTCACTCTGTAGAGCGTGTACATCATCTTTGTGGCCTGCAATGTAGTCACCATTCTCAGCTTCACTTAGGTCTTCAGCACGAGTTAACCCGTTAGGAGACACAAGGTAAACGATCTTGGATGCTACAGCAGCAGCTTCAACAATAGCTTTGGTTAACCCTTCGAGAGAGATAAGGTCACCAAGGTATTCTTCAACATAGGAACGGCCATAGTTTTCACCATCAACATGATTCCATCGTAGAACCATGAAAGGAGGCTTATCAATAGGCCATGAACCATCAGTCTCAGGGATAGCTTTTCCCTTAGCAAACTGATACATCTTCCACTGTTTGTTATCACGGTAGAAACGGGTATACAGGTCAATCTCTTCTGTCAGACTGTCTACATCGTTTCGTCTATCTCTTTTGCTCTTGGAGTCATCAGGCTCACCTTCAGCTTGATCTTCAATCTTATCAAGGAAGCCCTTCTCGTCTATCTCAGGGTTAATAGTTTCCTTAGTGATAACTTCCATCACGTTACCCTTAGGGTCACGCAAGCACACATAGGAGTCTAACCCGAATACACGAGCACCACCCTCTTGAGGTAAGTATTCAAAAGCATTACCACCGACAATGAGGTGTTTAAGAGCTAGGAAGGTAGGAGCACGTAGCCCTGAACCTTCAATCTCAGCATTGACTGCACGTTCAATCTTAGCGAACCCTTGCTCAACAGCAGAGGTCATACTAGGATCACCAGCAATCTTATCTTTGGTAAAGTCATCTACCACCATCCTGAAGCAAGGAGAGTTAGGCGGTAGTACAGCTAGCAGCAGTTTAGCAGCTAGGACGTTCACGCCCCGAGCACCAATACCTTGCCACGGAGTGATATACTTCGTAGTCTTAGTATGACCTAGTGGTGGAATCAAGGTAGGCAATGTGAGTTGTGCACACTGTCTAGCCCTGTCCAGCCATGTATAGCGGTCAGTGTCGAGACGATCATAACGGGCAGCTACATCTAGCAAGCCAACATTATCATCATCAATCATTATTACATGCTAATCCCAAGGCCGCTTGAAGTAGCGCCACCACCAGTAGGAGTACCAATGGCTAGTGATGTTCTATACGCTTTCGTACCTGATGCAGCAGCCTTTTGGTCATCGGATGACTTAGGGCTTGTAACCTCAGGTGCAGCTTGATCCAGTGTAGGAGGCGGCGGCGGAGGTGCAGGCGGAGCTTGTGGAGAAGGAGAGTTACCACCTAAGCACATTATGCAGTTATTCCTTTCATAGAGTCTTTAACTTGTGACTCTAGCAGTCGTTTCAGATGTTTTATCAAATGAATAGCTCCTGCTTTATGCCCTAAAGTCCATGCGTCAAGCATTTGAGTAGGACATACATCAGGGTGAAGCTTTTCAAGATACTCAATTAGTTTTGGATCAATATAGGGATACTTAGACTCCACATGAGCCTCCTTTTCCACTTATGTCACAAATGTCATGTGTCTCAACAGATTCAGTAAAGGTCACACCCAGTTTAAGCTTAGCTTCACTATAGGGGACACTGGTTAGCGGTTGACCACCACGAGCACCATCAGGGTAGCAAGTGAACCCACGAAGCCTATGAGCGTACTTAGCGAGGGTTTCGGCAAACTGAGGAACAGTGTCAGCATTGTTAAGGTCGCTACCCCACTGAGGAAGGTTGCAAGTGCTAGAAATAGATTGATCAACATAGTCTTGAATATCCGCTTGAAACTTAATTCGACGTTCATAATCACTGGCAAGGTCTAAGGCAGACTCAATGTTATCAGGGTCAGCCCCGTAGTGATCGATTAACTCTTGTGCAGCACTGTCAACTACGTATTGGTAGTTCCACTCAGTGCCAATAAGGAAACGACGCTTGTATGCAACAGCAAAAAGAGGCTCGATACCAGTAGTAGTACCAGCCAGAATCCCGATTGTACCAGTAGGAGCAATAGCCCTATTAGCAACAGGAGTTGAGATACCCAAAGCCATCGAAAAACTTCTGCTTGTCGCATCGGACTGAGACTTGTAAACTTGGAGCCACTCATGTAACTCAGGGGTAACTTCATAGCGACTTCCTTGTTTGATCAGCCATTCGTGTATGCCCATTAAGCCTAAGCCAAGACGACGATTCTTTTCTCGTGTAATGTAAACCTTGTCATACGGTAGCGTAGCTTTGAGAGTACCACATAGAAGGAATTTAGTACCGAGTTCAACAATATCACGAAACTCACTGAGAGAATCCACACGCCCAACATTAACAGAACCAAGATTACATACATCACTATCATCCTCACTTGTTACTTCAGTACACGCATTACGTAGTGTTTCACGTTCTTTATCAAAGAAATTAAAGGAAAATCCGGGTTCTGCTGTACGTAATGCTTGTTCAACATTAGTGAGGAACGTATTATCAAGCTTTCCTGTTTCTCTGTAGTTAAGTAACCAACTGGTATCATAGTTCACCGATATGTTAGTCATGTCCAAAGGAGCATGATAATTAAAGTCTTGAGCTTTCAGGTCAGCAATAGATAGACCTGTATTCCCCACTGGCATGTTGTGCCAATCTTTAGCTTTGAGAAACTTTGGTATATCCCCATGCTTCCAATTCAGACTGGCGTAGATAGCTGAGCGACGTGAGCCACCTTGCATAACATGTCTGCCAATCTCATTAATCATCTGCATCTTAGGAATAGGGCCAGAGGCTTGACCACCAGTACGACTTAGGTAAGCACCTTCAGAGCGGTAGACCGAGTAATCAATACCAATCCCACCACCTGTCATCAAGCAGGACTCAGCTTTCCAACTAAGGTTAGCCCAGTCCTGCCTTGTGTCTTCCTCGGCGCGCAAGAGGTAACAGTTATTGTAGTAGCTAGCTTGTCGGCCAGCATAATAAAGATAACGGCCACCAGCGATAAACTTCATGTCAACCATATACTTAATGAGTTGATCAACTTCAGTCTTAGTCATGTAGCCATCACAGACTTCATGCACTAGGGTATTACATAGTTTCTCCCATGTCTCACACCCTTCATGTGCATACTTCTGTTTAAAAATGTCATCGGAGAACTTACTCCTAAACATTGGATTTTCATTTGAACGCCAAGTCAATACTATTTTTACCTTTGGATCACCGTACTAGATCATCGAGTACAGGTGGCTTGTAGTTTGGGCCTTTGAGAATCTTACCATCAGTAGCACGGCGGATAGGCTTACCATCATCACCAAGCTTACTCATGTTAGACTCGTGTACTCGTTTGAATGCCTCTACGGTGCGCTCAGCAATAGCGTCCTTAATTACATCAATCCACTGAAGAGCGGCATTGATTTCAGGCACAGTTACAAGAGGTTCTACCTTCCCACCAATGTTCTGATAACCCATGCAAACATAGGTAAGATCAGTACACTCTTTTACGAGGTGAGCGGCAGCTTCCAAGACTTCAGCAGTCTCTTCATTGATTAGCTTAATCCAAAAGGTATGAGTCTCAGGTGTTTCCATCTTTGTTTGAAACTCTTTTACCATGCTATTAACGTCAGCATGTACAGCATCGGAAGGAGCATCATTCCATTCAGCAATTTCTTTTTCAGTTAGCATTAAGATAGTTTTCCTGTTTTAGAGTAATAGGTTCGAATACGCTTCAAGAAGTATTCCATCTTGTTCAAGTCATATTCAATATCAGTGCCAGCTTTCTGACCAATACGCTTACATGCTTTAAAGATGTTAGCGAGGTTGAATGGCATAGCAGTGTGTTCGATAATGTCACCCAAGTCTGAAGCACCTTCCGGCAAGTCATAATAGGTTGTAGAGCCACCGTTTGACTTCACAACTGTAGGCTGAGTAATGTCAGCAGCAGTTAGCGGAGGGTCAGACTTAGGTAGATCAAAGAGAACCAGTTGTTCATGTGTTGACTGGTTAGGAACAGGCTCCAAGTTAGGAACAGGCTCCAAGTTAGGAACAGGCTCCAAGTTAGGAACAGG